TAACACAATGCCTAAAATTTTGCATTTCTTGAAATAAAAATACGTCTATAGGTAATTGTCTGTTTGATTCCCACCACCATAAATCACCGTATTCAAGCATTAGTTTCTTTTCAACATCATTACGACACATGTCAATATCATAAAAACTAATGATTTGGTTGTCAGTATTTTGTACTATACCAACATATTCTATTGTGTTGTATTGGATGCCTGTTAGAAATGGAAATTTTTTTTGTAGTTTATTCTCATTAGTCATCGTAGATATTTATACGGATTCTAGATAAATACAATAAATGAATGGATAAAAAATTATGTCTCACGCAAGTAGTCACACATTATATATACTAAATGATATGCAAAATATTGATTTGGTACTTACCAGTGAAGGCATAAAAGTGGATAATAGACCTATGAATCAGAAAAAATTAGTAGTACATAAAGGATTTAATAACACATTAAGTTTCTTTGTAAGAAATAGAGATAGAGTATTACAAAGCCTTAGTGGTAAAACATTGTATGCAAGTGTCATAAACCCTAATACAAAACGTAGAGTATTGCATAAGCAACTTACTTTGGTTAGTGGTGGCAGTAGCGGAGAAGCAACACTGGATTTAGTAATTGGTGATCTTAAGAATCTAAATAAAGGCTTATACCAAATTGCTATTAGTGAGAGCTCAGATGGTGTAACAGAATATCCTTTATATGCAAATCAAAACGATAGGATAATTACTGACTTGGAAGTTTTGAGTAGTTTGGAATATGAACCAATCCCCACTCAAGAAAAAACATTTACTCAAACAGGCAACACTGATCAAGGTGATGCTTCTAATGTATTTGTTAGTTCAGCAATGTATGGAAATCAAGATAGCAATTATCAACATAGTAGGCATACATTAGCACTTTATTTAACTAATTTTGTTGGCAACGTTTTTGTTCAAGGTAGTGCATTAGAAACAGCACCTACACAAGAATCAGATTGGTACAATATAAATGTTCAAGGTGATGCCGGACAACCATTTGTACCGTACACAGATGCATACAATGGAGTTGACCCGTTTAACTTTACTGTAAACACTAATTGGATCAGAATAAAAGCAGAACCAACAGCCGGAACAATCAACAAAGTTTTACTTAGAAACTAGTTGACTTTTACTGTAAAGATGCTATAATACTACTATGCATCATCACGACCTTGTAGAATTAGTACATAGACTTCTATTAGATAGAATTCCGTTGAACTCTGGCAAAACGCCCAGTGGTTGGGTTACGTTTAATTGCCCTATGTGTAGTGATAAACGTAAACGTGGTGGTGTAATACAAAACAATAGCAAAGTAAGTTTTCATTGTTTTAATTGTAATTTCACAACAGGCTGGAGCCCAAGTCCAAGACTTGGAGGCAAGTACAAAAAGTTATGTGAAACATTAGGTGCATCAACTAAAGATATACATGAAGTTGTATTGGCTTTAATGAAGCATGGTGATGAATTAGACATAGATGAAAACATTGACAGTTATGTTTATAGTGCATCTAATTTTGATATAGTGTCTTTACCAGACACAGTACAACTAGTAGAAAATTTAGATGATACACATAAGGTAAAACAATATGCTATTGAACGAGGATTGTTAGGAAACTATCCATTATTGTTTATTGATAACAAACTTTACAATTCAAGATTAGTTGTGCCTTTTATGTACAATAATCAATTAGTAGGCTGGACTGGTAGACATGTAAATCCACCGGACAAGGAAACCCCTAAATATTTACTTAACATGCAAAGTGGTTATGTATTTAACCTTGATCAATTTGTGCAAAGCAATAGAGATTTTGTAATAGTAACTGAAGGTGTGTTTGATGCAATCCTTGTCGATGGTATTAGTGTGCTAGGTAATGGTGTTACTAGTGAACAAGCACATTTAATTGACAAACTAAACAAACGTGTTATACTTTGTCCTGACAGAGATAGTGCTGGTAAAGAACTTATTGATCAAGCAGTTGAACTGGGTTGGGAAGTTAGTTTCCCAAGTTGGGCACCTGGTATTAAAGATGCCGCTGATGCTGTTGATATGTATGGTAGATTACTTACAGTAAAGAGTATTGTTGATAATGCAACAGATAATAAAATTAAAATTCAAGTACAGGCAAAAATGTTATGAATTTATTTGTAAACGGCTGTAGTTTTAGTGCTGGGCATGGTGAAGTACATGACGAGCAAGGAAATCTTACGCCTCCACTTGATTATGTTTGGTCAAATCAGATAGCAGATAAGTTTGATAAAGTTACAAACTATGCTCTTGCTGGTGGCAGTAATGATAGAATACTTAGAACAACAATGGAATATTTTAGTAAAGGTCCAGTAGACACCATTGCTATTATTCAATGGACATCGCCAATAAGATTTGAAGTATACAACGAACTATTTAAAACATGGTTAGGAATATGCAACAATACAACTACATCTATACATTCATCTTTGTCTAGAGGTATTAAAGATGAAGACCTAACAGTAAACATACACATGGACGATGGATTAGCATTAGAAAAATTTAGAAATCATAAAGCATACAGTAAAATATCAAATGCTTCACAGCAACAACTTATGTTTTTAAAATCTCTCAATGATTATCAAATACAATTTTATAAAAATGTATATGTGTTAGAGCAATATTTTAAAAGCAATAATATTCCATTTTTATTTACATCAATGTCTTTTTACAATCATATTGTAAATGCCCAAGATTACATGAGTATTGACATTATAGAAACACCGCCTTCAAAATTAGAAATAGATTTAAAAAATATTTTAGATAAATCTAGTTGGACAGCACAGCCTTTTACAGGATATATGGGTGCTAATTACGTTAGTGAAAACGATCACCATCCTAACCAAGAGGGTCATAGACTAATAAGTGAAGCAATAGTAAGTGAACTATCTAAGAGGAACTACATATGAAATTATTAGCAAATGGTTGTAGTTTCACTGACGGTGATAATACGTGGCCACAGCAACTAGTAGAAAATGGCATGTTTGCAGAAGTACATAATTTATCAATGGCCGGAGGTAGTAATGACAGGATAGTGAGAACTACTCTAGATTTTTGCAGTAAAAATGACATGAGCAATTACATGGCGGTAATACAATGGACTAGTTTGTTCCGCAAGGAATATTATAATGCAAACTTAAAAGAATGGATTGGTGGTACTACAGTTTTAAATAACAATTCTCCAGAAGACTTATCAATGGCTGTTACTGTTGAAAAAGGTTCAACAACACGTGACAAAGATTTAGTAAATATTTCTAATGCGGCAACTGAAGACATGATGTACTTGCAATCTATTACTGATTACAGACTAAGTACTTTAAAGAACATACTGATATTACAAAACTACTTTGAACAACATAACATTAAATATTTGTTTACTAGTATGGGTCCAGATAGTCATATAGCAGGTAATATGTTTACTCATATGTATAGTCTGCAAAAACAACCAATTATACATATTTTAGAAAGTGCAGTAAATAAAAATAACTGGACAAAACTATCAATTGCAAATATGTTAAACAACGATTTGGAATATATAATTAGCCAAGATGACACACATCCTAATGAAAAAGGTCATAAATTATTAGCACAATCCTTTTGGCAACAAATAGGTAAGATATATGGATAGACAAGAATACACAGAAGAAGTACAAGAACTATTTTTACGTTTTTTAGTAAGCGATCCTGAACTTTTTGTGAGGGTAAACAATATTGTTGAACCTTACATGTTTAATAAGAAGTTTCAAGATGCAGTGAAGTTCTTAAAAGATCACACAACAGAATATAATAGTATACCTACTATTGATCAAATCAGTGCAACAACTAATGTAGACTTAGAACGTGTAGAAAACATTACCGATAATCATATTGAATGGTTTTTAGATAGCCTAGAAACTTTTTGTAGACACAAAGCATTGGAAAAAGCAATACTTGATAGCACAGATGATTTAGAAAAAGGTGATTACGGTGCCGTAGAAACTAAAATTAAAGACGCAAGTCAAGTAGGGCTTGTAAAAGATTTAGGACTAGATTACTTTGACAATCCAAAAGAGAGATTACAGTGGATAAAAGACCAAGCAGGAGCAACACCAACAGGGTGGAAAATGTTCGATCAGAAACTTTACGGTGGTCTGAACAGAGGAGAAATCACAATATTCGCAGGAGGCTCAGGCGCAGGTAAAAGTTTGTTCTTACAGAACTTAGGTGTCAATTGGGCATTAGCAGGACTTAACGTTGTTTATATTAGTTTAGAGTTAAGTGAACAACTTATTAGTATGCGTCTAGATGCAATGGTTAGTGAATATGGCACTAAAGAAATTATGCGTAATATGGATGATGTACACTTAAAAGTTAAGATGAAGTCTAAGAGTGCTGGTAAGTTTAGAGTAAAACAAATGAGTAATGGTGTTACAACAAACGATATTAGGGCATTTGTTAGAGAATATGAAATAAACACTGATGTAAAAGTGGATTGCTTACTGGTTGACTATTTAGATTTGATGATGCCTATTAGTGCTAGAGTAAGTCCGGGTGATTTGTTTATTAAAGACAAGTATGTATCTGAGGAATTGCGTAACTTAGCAGTAGAAAAAGGTATCTTAATGGTAACAGCATCTCAGTTAAACAGAGGTGCAGTAGAAGAAATAGAGTTTGACCACCATCATATTGCAGGTGGTATCAGTAAAATACAAACAGCAGATAATGTTGTGGGTATTTTTACAAGTAATGCTATGAGAGAACGTGGTAGATATCAAATACAGTTTATGAAAACACGTTCTAGTAGTGGTGTTGGTAGTAAAGTAGACTTGAAGTTTTGTCCAGATACACTTAGAGTAAGTGATTTAGATGAAGATGATGAAGATGCAATGACACTCACTACTTCTTCTGTATTAGAAACAGTAAGACGTACTAATACAATGGCGGCAGACGAGGAAAAAGCACAAAGTACAGTAAACCAGGCATTAAACATCAGAGAGTTTATTAAGAAAAATGACATATAATGATAAATATGTGTATTAGGGAATACTAAAGTGAAAAAAACAAGAAGTATATTAGAAGAATTAAACTCCATCAGCATTGATAGGAGTAAACACCATGTTCTTGAGAATAGAGTTGAGCATTTAGTATCTAGTGCAGAAAATATTAAAAAAACATTATATGAATTGTATGAAGATGATGTAGCATTAGATTTAGAAAGAAGACTTATCAACAGTCTTAAGAGCGGTGACTTTAAGAAATTTTCACGAGGTATCAAGAAAATAGTTAAAGAGAGCACCGATGAAATTAAGTGATATTTTCGAAGCACCTCAAAGTAGGGCTAAACAACAGTTTTTAAAAAACAAACAAAAAAGAAACTTTCAACAAGGTGCAACAGCAGACGGAAAATATTCTCAACAGGCTAGACAAAAAGCGGCCACTAGAGATTATCAATCAGCATCAGTTAAACTGCCAGATGGTAGACAATTCAATAATTCTGCACAGGGTTGGCAAGAAGTAGATAAAAAAGGTAATCCAGTACCTGGGACACAACCAATCTCCCCGACATCTGCTCAAGCAAAAGAATTAAACAAAATCTATCAAAACAAAGGCAAGCAACCACAAGGCTTTATGTCTAAAATGAAAGACAGATTGACAAAAGCAATGGGTGGGCAACTTGCAACAAAAACGTTAGCAGATCCTGATGCAAACTTAGGTAAAAGAATGGGTGCAGTTGCAGGTGCAGGAATAGGAAGAGGCTTAGGTAACTTGATTAGAAGTAAACCTAAACTTGATCCAGTAGCACCTGATAAGAAAGCAGTACCAAATATTGCAAAAACAGATTTGGGATATTTACAAAAACAAGTTATAGGTGGTAATGAACAAGCCGCACAAAAATTTGTGGATGAATTATCCAGGATGAAATCTCAAAATATTGATATTAGCAACTATGCCGCAACATTGCCTGCCATGTTAAAGAGAACACAAATGGATAAAACAAGTCCTGCTTACCAAGAACTTGTTAAAGTAGCAAGAAATATGAGCAGAGAATCATATGAACATGTAAATCGTGTATTAGAATATGCTGGTATTACATGGGAACAATTAGGTTATAAAGTTTTATTATCAGAATCACAATCAGATGTTGTTTTAATTCCTCAAAAAGATTTAGATTTATTTGAAACAAAAATATTAGCAGGAGTTTAGTATGAAATTTTTAGAAATTTCTAAACCTCTAGTAACAACAATCCTCACAGAATCTTTACTTGAAGCAGATGGTAAAAATACTCACTTAGAACATTTAGAAGATAATATCTTTAATAAAGGACATGAAGGTGCCAAAGAAGCAGTAGACTATCTATACAGTTTACATCAAATGCTAGAAGGTAATACA